ACCCGATGTTCTTGAAACTGCAAAATCAACCTTATGAAGGTAAACACTTCTATCTTTACTGAAATAAGGGTTTATCCATTTAGTTTGTATCTGAACATTAGATACACGTGTACCTGTACCACCACCTAAATACATTCCAGCAAGAAGAGCACCATTAGTGTTTATTGTTATATTATTTGCATCTACTACTGTAGCTATTGGAAATATAGTGTTATTTAAGAATGCTTCAGTTGGACCATCAGCAATTACGTTTTCAATCAATATGTAATCTGTCTCATCAAAGTCTGTTGGATTGGCTGTAAAGTTGTGGTTTATAATGGTCAAAGTTATTATACCTGTTCCATCATAAGCTATATTGGTTATTTGCATTGCAGGAGCATTTCTAGCAACATCTGGAGCTAGAATTACCACGAACCCATCTGGAGTTCCTGCAAGGACCTGTCTTTTATTGGCTTCAACAATATTATCGTTCCAGGCAAACGTAGCTTCTTGCCAAGTTAAAGGAAACGAACTTGCCCAAGTCATATCAGTTGACTGCTCAAAATAACCAAATGTAGTATAGCAATCATCAAATAAGGCCCATGAGCCAGTCTTATAGTTATAAACTAATATTTGGTTAGCAAAGTTTTGATTATCCGTTAATTCTGTATCTTCAAATATCCAGTAAACAAGTTCTGTATAGTAATCTCTTATTCCAGATATTCTCAATGTGGCATTATCAGACGTCTTAAATCCATTGAATATTTCATCTGGGATTTTTTCATCTATTCTGGCCACGTTACTTCCGTTACAAGCATGTATTCCTGTATTTCCCACCACCATCACTTGTGTATCAAAAGGCACAGAACTAAATGTTCCTTGAGATCCAAGTTCAGTGTTTAATTTTTGCCATACAAATGGGAGGACTTCATTGCCTGTGTAAGCAAGTTCCCAAGTTGATCTTTCAAAATAAACTATAAGCCTATCTTTAATAAACTCAGCACTAATAATTTGTTCATCTGTTGCTGCATCAATGAATCCACCACCAGCTGCTTTATTTCCACCAGCATCTACTTGGTTTTGTTCATACCAGGCATTAAGAGCTAAAGGAGATCCATTAAATGAGTAACGACATCTTTGAGGGTAAGCCGTAGCCACACCAGTTCCAGGATTCATTGCAAATGTAGAGTTATCATTCTCTATTGTGTTAAGAAGAATCAATCTGTCTTTGAAAGGTAAGATTATTCTAGCGGTCTGAACAAATGGGCTTGCCTGCCTTGCTCCACCATTAGGTAAAAAGAAAATACCATTTGGTCCAGATCCTAACATTGCTACCCAAGTATCTTGAGGGAACATATACCAGATTGGATCATCATTGGCACCAGGAGATCCTGCACCTACTTGAGCATTAAAATTTGTTACATAAAGTACAACTGTTCCTGACACACTTTGCCAGTTTGTTGCCCAGAAGTATTTTGTATCATCACCATGCCATATTGCGGCACCTGATCTTGACCATGAACCACCAGTAAACTTATAAGCAAATTCTGTATCAAAAGCATAAGTAGGATGATTATTTATAGCCCCAATTTCATACTGGGTTATTCCCATTACAGGTAAAGCAGGATAGAAGAACACTGGAGCTAAAGCTATTGCTGCTTGCCCACCTGTTATTCTAAATTGATACACATTGGGTACGGTTGAATTTAATCTAACTGTTCCAACAGCTGGACCACCTGGACCTTGATCGGTTGATAAAGTTGCAGCATTACCTACAACTATGGGGACTGCTATAACATTGAACAATATATTCCCAGCAGAGAACATTGCTCCAACGTTTAGTATTGTGCCAGGTAAAGCCGTGAAGGCTAGATTGCCAGCACCATCAGTAGTTCCTATCTGTATAGCCAACCTGGTTTGAGTTTGAAGCGGTCCCATCCAAATAGAGCCAAAACGTTTTCTTACACGACCCCTAAATACATAGGCATTCTGTAATTCCGTGAAAGCATCATCTGGAATCAAGAAGGGTTTTAGATCTCTTTGCAGACCTGTATTAATGGGGCCGACTAAAAATCTATCAAATGCCATATTAGTATCCTATTACGCAATAATATACATTGGCAGCCACATAAGTATTTGCAACTGTTCCTCTGTTTATAATAGTTATCTGAACGTTGTTTATTGCAGATATCTGTGGAGAGTAATTTGCTCCTCCAGAGTTTCCAGGCCCTAGGAAAGCAGCAAAAAAGTTTGTAAATGGAACAGTAGCGTTAAATGCTTGGGTTCCACCAGCTGCTATATTTGGAACTCCTACTATTCCCCATTTCATAATTATTCCTGAGGGTAAGTACGTCCAACCAGGTAATCCATTTGCAGGAACTGTGTTACTTAAAATAGATCTAGTAAATGGAATATTTACGTTACCTGCTAAGTTGTTTTTATTAATAAACATCTCATTAACACCAGCAACTGCTGATGAAAATAGAGCATTACTATTGGCAAAAGCTGAACCTGCTGGAGGAAGTCCGCCAGTTGTAAAGAATGCATAGTTAAATCCTGCACCAGGTACAGTATTTATACCCATACTATTAGGAACCCCGTTTCCACCTATAGAACCTAAAACTTGGAAGTTTCCATTAATATCGGCTTGTGATTGAGATAACTGATCCGCTGCTAACGGTTTATTATTTTGATACGGCATCTACTCTCCTTTTATAATAATCCACTTCCAAAACCCCATGTCCAATTACCAGAACCATTGTTATTTTCTGTGTAAATCGTAGCTGTACGTTCACCTGTGTATTGAACTATAGTTCTTCTATTTACTAATCTTTGTTGTTCTTTAAATTCAGGCATTATTATTGCTACTGAATCTGGATCAACCCTGTCTTCGAATATCTTCTTTGCGGCTCCATAAGCAATGTATTGCCAGTATTCTTCAAGATCTGGTATATCACCTGCGGCCAACAAAGCTGTAGGTCTTGCATAAACCTCTATGTTTATTGCATACGCTTGATCAGGTACTGGTCTAACTGTGAATTGGTTATTATGGAACAATAAGGATTGTGGTAATGCATATTGTTGAGGAACTGTTTGGCTATTTATTGGAGTTCCTGCAACAGTATTCATTGTGAAATTTATGGTAAATGCCCCAGTCAGATAATTTATATTATTATTTGGATCCACTACTACTGGAGGATTTATTAAAGCAGCCCGATATGCAGCAGAGTTAGGATCATACAGATTACCCATATTAAGTTTGAAACCCGTTGCACCATCAACCACAGGAACATCTACTAAAGCCAAGCCTTCTGCTTCACCTGCACCTGGACTACCAATAGCACTAAACAACACATTTCTTTGTAATAGACCTATGTTTTGTGTAAATCCTGGTGGAACTATAGCTTGTTGAGAATTAACCACACCTACAAAAGGACCAGCAGTTCCATTACCAGTTACACCAATAGAAGCGATACTATTTAGTATGGGATATATACCAAAGAATTGCTGTCTATCTTGTGAATAAAGGGCTGGAAATCCTGCAATAAATACAGGTTCATGAACAGTAAGGTATAAGTTTTGAAAGTTATACAAAATGTTAGTAGTGGCTCCAGCAAAGGACAAAATATTTGTATCATACACATCCTGACCAGGGTTGGTATAGAATGTGAATGGTCTTCTTAAATTGAATGTCCTTAGATGTTCAGGAAAATCATAAAGAATGAACGTGTTTATATAATTATCCAAATCTGCTTGGGATAATTGCGCTATCGAAGGAGCTCGGGTTAGCAATCTAACCTTTCTTTCGATATCTGCAAGTGTTGCTGGCATACTCTCTCCTAACTTTTTTATTCAACAGGTAACTGATTTTGTACTGCTCCTATAATTTGTGAATTTAACTCCGCAATAGGCACACTTTGGCAATATTGTGCTGTTAGTGGCCAATGAGTTGGTGCCGAAAATACTTCATAAAGTGAAGTATTTATGTCTATTAAATATGTGTTAGCATCAACTACAGTTATGGGTGCAAACTGTTGGTTAATCTGTTGCATTGTATAACCAGGTGCCATATCAATTCGGATTATAAGACCATCTATGTAGCCATGTGGTCCAGGATTTACTCCATCCAGAGAGGTAGTAACCAACGCCTGTGGAGCGTTGGTTATATTAATTATTGCTCTCATCGCTGGAATAAAGACAGGAATGGTAAAGGCTAATAAGGTCATATTATTCCTACATTGCTATGTGTAACCCTGTATTCAACGATGCCACTCTTTCTACTGTAACCAGATTAGAAGTGGGAGTTAGATCATCCATATCCACAAATTCAAGACTTTGAAAACTCATACGTCTAACTTTCTTTGATGCTCTCATAATCGATGCATCAGGTTGGAAAGAAGACAAACTAGTTCTTTCTGTCTTTATGTATTCATATTCTGGGTACCAACAATTCTTATTAAGATGGCGAGCAACACCCAACGGTATTGTATATATTTGGCCATCTACTAAGTCATATCTTTCTATTTCATCACCTTTATAAGCTTTAAAGTTAAAACTTACGGATCCACCTGGACACTCGTGGAAGATGAATTTGCCTTTTACCAATTC